TAATCCACTAAAAAGGCAGACCTTAAAACAGATATTCCACCTTCTCCTTGCACTGCATTTGGTATTTCTAGCGCTGTAAAGACTACATCGCCATCAGCATGTTCTGATGCGGTAATAGTAGGCGTTAATCTGATTACTGCCCTCTTACTTCCTGCATTACTAGAGCCAGGACTGTTAGGAGTTACGCTAACCCCTGCATTTGTTATCGTTAAATCACTCATAATCTCCCCAAATTAGTTAAATATTATTAAATTTTAGCTATAATATACAAAATTACACGTAAATATGCAAATTATTTATTATCTACCTAGGGATAACCTAGGCAACTTGCAGGTTTATTATAGATGTAAACACTTAAACTGTAGTGATAAGGCTAGTAACAAGTCATATAGTAACTCACTAACCTAGGTATGCGCTGGGCATGGCGAATTTAAGGTTTTTTGGGGGTAAAAAGCAAGTGTTTTGGATAAAAAATTCTAAAAAATTTTGCAAGTCTAGTAAAAACAAGCATTTACACCTATGATAAATTGCATTACAAAGCGTTGAAAAGGCCGTTTTCAGAAAAATAGCGTTAGAATGGGTGTGTGAGAGATATAGTGAACCCCACCGCTCGAAAATTAGGTGTGTGGCCGATGTTCTTCGTTGAAAACCTCCTCCGCAAGCTCCCCCGATTTCCAACGAATCTCTTCGACACCTCTCACCCAATTTGTTAGTCGCTCTCGGGGTTCCTCTTTCCCCCGCGCATCTTGCGATGCAATTAAGTATCGTAGAAACTTAAGGAGAAAACTATGAACAAGTTAATAGATTTTCAAAATTGGATACAAGACGTTCTAAAGAAGTCTGTATTCCAAACACCCAAAATGGCAGAAAGCAAGCTCTTTGCCATTAGGGATTGTACTCAAGATGACCTCGACAAAGTCGAGAAGTATCTTGCGAAGCAAGGTATTAAT